AGTTTCATCCATGGGCACATCCAAACTTTGATACCAATCTTCCGCGACCACTGACAAAACATATAATCCTCTGAAAGATACCTCTTAGAATCTGGATCAATCAGAGCCTGAAAGTACATCATGATCTCGCGAGATCCATCGAAGTGTTTTGTACGAGCATGATCGGGAAGATAGCTGTAGTCAGGATATGCCTCTTTGAATTTGTCAAAAGCACTGCGACGAACGCACATAAAACCAGTGCCACCTTCTAGCACTTCAACTGGTTCGTCAAGACGTATTTCTGTTTGACCGCCAACAGGATTGAAAACATAATCGCCAACAAACTTTTCGAGCTTGTTTGGATTTTCATCTGCGAAACCTTTGTCAACTGCACGCTTGATCTTTTCCCAAGCAATGCACTTCTTAGGATATGGACCGCATACTATTTCGCGATCGTTTTCTTCACCTTCAAACCCAGACATAACAGTTAGAGCGATCACATCGTTCGGATCAAACCCAATATCTGAATCAATAAAAACCATGTGAGTACAATCACTGCGAAGAAACTCATCAACAAGATAGTTCCTTGCTCGTGTGATTAGACTTTCGTTGTATAGAAAAAATAAATTGACCTGCATGCCATACTGTGTTGCCAGTGACATCAGGTCAGCAATAGACTTACAATATTGCCCACCGCAAGCGCCACCATACATCGGCGTCGCAATGAAGATCTTTCGCCTTCTTAGATCTTCGATACTTACATCAACTTGAATTGCCATGATCCCTCCATATTAAACAACTCACTCACTCTACTATATAGTTCCCAATTTGTAAAGGGAAAGAGTGGTCGGGGAAAATTAATTCCCCGACCGAGTAGAGAGGAGAGATAGAAATGCTCAGATTTAAGCTGCCTGAGCAAGCGCACGATAGCCAGCAGCAACTACTGCACGGCTGGGTGTGCCGAGACGATAGAAACTCTTCGCCTCACCCTTGCTGTTCGTCCGAACATTCGAATAAACAGCAAACCCTTTGAACCGAAGCTGGCGAACCAGCTCAGCAGGATTAGCAACTGAGAAGCGAGCCTTAATCTGCTTCGCAGTAAGTTCTTCTCCGCCCATCAGGGCTTCGAGGACACGATCAGTCTTAGTCATGTTTTTCACCTTTTACAAGTTGACAAAATTAGAACGGTATCTCTTCACCGTCCTGGGCTTCACTCTCCAAACCCTCGCGAAGAGGATTAGGCAGAGTCTCGGGATCCAAAGTTTCTTCCGGAGCAATAGTCGGATCAACTTTGGCATATAGGTCGAGGAAAGCAGTTTTAGTTTCCTCGTCATAACGGTTCACACACAAAGTGATAGCACGTTCGCGATCGTTGAAGATCTTGAATGTTTTTGCGATGTGAACCAAGCGACGAGTCGAAATGATCTCGTCAATAGCACCCTCGAAGAAAGTCTTGCGAATGACAGCAGCCCACATCACAAGGTGGTTGATAAAGTCATCTTCAAGATCGTGCTTCCTGAGAATGCGTTTCTCGATTGCTTCCGAAGGGAAGTCCTGCTCGATAGTGATCGGGAACCGCTCAAGCCACGCTTCATCAAGAATCGTCGCTGAAATGTAACGACCATCATCAGAGCCTTTGCCCTTGGTGTTAGCAGTTACGATCACATTGAAACCAGGTGCAGGTTTGATCACTTCACCTGTTTTCTTAGCATAGTATGGCTTGCCCTCGAGCACACCCTGTAAGCACATGACTTTACCAGGGTCAGCACGATCTGCTTCATCGATCAAAAGCACGGCACCAAGTTCCATCGCACGAAGGACTGGACCCTTCATGAACTTGGTTTCGCCGTTGACCAGACGGAAGCCGCCAATCAAATCATCCTCGTCAGTTTCACGAGACATTTGAACGCGAACCATCGGACGCTTCGCTCGAGAGCAAGCCTGTTCAACCATGAACGTCTTACCGTTCCCCGATAATCCTGAAATGAATATCGGAAAGAACTGCTGAGACCGAACAATATTCTCAATGTCCTTGAACTCACCGAATGGAACATACGATGAATCTTTATCAGGGACCTGAGCATACTCGAACTCAGAGACGGCGTTTGGGTCGAACTTTGACTGCACCGTTTTCTCCTCACGGATAGGAATAATTTGAGCTGCCATGTCAATTTCACTCGATGGGAAAGACCATTTGCCGCGACCAGCCTTCACGAAAAACTTCTTGAAGATCCAATGTGGAAGTTCCATCTCAAGCTCGGCAGCAAGATCAATGACCTGCTTGTTTGTGAGCTGTTCGGTGCCAAGGCACTCCTTAACACGAGTGATAAACTCGGTTTGTTCACTTGTGAATTCCATGATATAATCTCCTCTTCTCATCATATTTACATTGTATCACACAATGACCGAATTGTAAACTGAGTTTTGTATTTTTTTATGCAGCGATTCGATCAATAAACTTACTCAGGACGATGCGGGAAGAACGGCGACTGTTTCCCATCTTGATCATCGTACGAGCCAGTGTATGCTTTTTGATATACTTAGCATCATCGATGGATACTTCATCGCCATGAAGTTTCTTTCCACCCCAAATAGTGTGTACATCATCAAACCCTAACCAATTATGAGTTGTGACATTTTTTTCTTTCCTATACTTCGTTATCACATTATAAGATTCACTGTACAAAGAAAAAGGACGTGAATTTGCAATAAAGAAGTTGATTGCGTGAACACCGCATGTTTTTTTCAGAATAGAAAGCAAAAGTTTAGTTTGGTCGCTGTGCCTCGTAAAGTAACCCTGAAGCCTCGTTTCTTTATCTCTAGCGATACCCCACTTCGCGCCGAGGGCGTTTGAACCACCATCGGTGACACAAACAAAGTTTACGATCTGTGAATTGGTTTGCTTCCTGAAGTCACGAATCATGTTGCGCATATATGCAAGAGCTGCATTTAGAGGTGTTCCTCCCAAATGAATAACGTGATCGGCAGGAATATGAATACCACTCAATTCTGCAGGACCTTTGCGTGTACTCCAATAAAACTCATGAACAAACCCAGATTCTAGCAACCGTTGGGAAGTGAACGTGAATTCCTGATTATTCATTTTTTCGTGGAAGAACTCAATCAGTTTGAAATCACGATCAATCCGAAACCCGTGAGTATCGATAGAAGTAAGCCAGGGTGATGTATTTGGTGGGGTTTGTAAGGCATAGGCACCCCGTTTTTCCCAGCAATCTGTAAATCCGTACACGCGATGGGCGATACCAACCCTTCGACAAAACATAACCAAATTGATCAGCTGTTGCATCGAACCGAAGAAGTTTTCTGACATAGAACCAGACAAATCAACAAGCATCATCAGCCCATGGTTTTTAGAACCAGGGAGAACGGTGTTGCGCAAGAAGATATCTTCGCTGAACTTGTAGTTGTGAAGTTTGTTTGGATCTACTTTACCAGTCTTGTCACTCTTAGCGCGAGCATACATATCTGCAGCTTTTTTCATCTCGAATTCTTTGACGAGATAGTTCACACTGTTTTTGTTTTTCTTCAGGAACCAGTTCCAAAGAACAAGACGATCACCTTTATCTAGGTTTCTGTTGGCGTATTTGGACACGAAGGTTTTATTATCAACAACAACATCAGAATAGTCTAGGTCTGATAAATTGAGATCAAAATACTCAGGAATTCTCTTATCATCTGCATCGATCATCTTTTCAGACATATTCCGCTCAAACTCACTCACGGTCGAAGCAGCCAAACCACGACCACCTTCATGTCTACCCGAGCCGAAACCTCTAACTGATTCTTTATTGGAATCAATTGTTTCAGTGGTTACATTCCCTTCCTCATTGCTGTCATCATCTCCTTCTTCACCATACTCTTCAGCTTCGCCAAATTCATCTTGACCGTATGTGTAAAAATTCTCATCTTCAGGATCATGATCTTGAGAAGTTTCAGCCTGTTCTTTAGCAAACCCATATAGTTCTTTTGCTAAAGAAACAACATCAGAGAAAGTCGTAGTTTTGCCAACAGCATCAACATACCGCTGCTCTTCCTCGGTGAACTCGACACTGATACGAGTGCCCAGCTTGTAGAACAGATTGATACGATCAATCAAGTTCAAGCTGTTGGGATCACGAGTTTCACACCCAAAGAAGTCTCGTCCGTGAAGATCGTTATATCCTTCAGTGAAGTCGCGACGAGATCCAGGATACTTAATTTTGATCTTGCGCTCGATGCGAGCATCTTCAATGACGTTGACATAATCTTTCAGGTCTGGCACGTCGTTGTCAACGATTTCCTTGAACTCATCCCAAGGAGTATTGAGGGCATGACTGATTTCGTGGAGGACCAACATGTGGTATAGAGTCTTGCTCATTTCCCCCCACATCGGGAGAACGACCTTGCGGGTCTTGAGGTCGAATGAAGCTGTCGGAACATTAGCATGTTCTACAACAAGATCTTCGGTAGCAAGGAGGCTTGCAAGTTTTTCTAATGAATTGCTGTTGGTCGGTTTGATAGTATCAGTCATGTATCTCTCTCTCATCATTTACCCATTGTATCACAGGTCTTATGAATTGTAAAGGGAGTTATGCTGCCCTCCGGGCAATGTCATCATCAATCATTTGGTTCATACCTTCGAGAGTCATCGGATAACCACGGGATTTGAGGATCTTCGCGATCTTAGGAGATACATAACCCTTGGTCTCGAGTACCTTCAGAGGAGGAAGATCCTGGTTCTCGAGGAGGTCGAAGTACTCTTCTACGGTGAAGTTGTCACGAAGGAACTTCTTGAACGACACCATGCCGCCGTACTTGAACCGAGCTACGAAACGCTTAAACTCTTCGCCAGGCACCCGATAGAACAGGTACTCGCCGTTGTAGTCGAACTGCTTGTTATCGAACTTAGTCATATTTCTCTCCTCATTCAATATAACCAGTCTATCATACCTTATGTCATATGTAAAGGGACTTATGCAATTTTTTTTCGCATACGGTTCATTTTTTTCTGTTTTCTGCGTGCACGGTCTAGATATAGGCTGTTTGTGCGTTTCGTGTACAAAATTCCGTCTAAATGGTCATATTCATGCTGTATAGCACGGGATGTGATACCACGAAATTGGTTAGTTTCAATGTCTCCATTAATATTCGCATAACGTACACGACAGCAATCAGGTCTAGATATTTTCAAGAACAGTCCTGGAAAAGATAAACACCCTTCATCTAGTTTAACATTATCACCAAATACATCAACTATACTTGGATTGAAGAACGGCATAACCTCATCAGGTGAATCTGGATTTCCAATAACGAAAACTCTTTTTGGTATTCCTAATTGGATTGCTGATAATCCTATTCCATTACTTTCGCACATAGCATCCCGCAGCTTTTCATAGAGCTCGGTTGCGTTTTCTGTTTCAAAATCAAATCTTTCAGACTTCACTCTGAGGTCGGATACCTTTGTTACAATCATAGTCGCTCCATCCAATATTCAATCATTTCATCTAACATAGAGGCAAACGTGTAAGTTGGCTCCCAGCCCAAAGTTTTGCGAATCTTAGATGAATCGCCTCGAAGATACTTCAATTCTTCCGGTCGCATATATTTCGGATTTTGCACCACATAGTCTTTATAATCCATATCGAGACGAGCAAAAACATGATCGCACATATCTCGAACAGAGTAAGTGTCACCAGTAGCGATGATGAAGTCATCTGGAACCTCGTGATTAATTATCTTATGCATTCCTCGAACGTAATCATAACTGTGACCCCAGTCACGACAGCTATCCATATTTCCAAGTTCGAGCTGGTCTACAACTCCCTTCTTAATCTGAACTGCAGTTTTCACAACCTTATTCGTCACAAAGTTCGTTCCTCGACGAGGTGACTCGTGATTGAACAAGATACCATTACAAGCATGCATCTTGAAACCATTGCGATAATGCCGAACCAAGTTGTATGCCAATACCTTTGAACAACCGTATGGGCTGACAGGATGCATCGGAGTCGTTAGAGTTTGCATCCCTCCAGGTTCGATAGAGTTACCAAACATTTCACTCGATGATGCTTGATAAAACTTTGCATTCGGCACGATAGTTCGTACCACCTCTAACATATTCAGAACACCTAGCGAGTTGGTTTTTATCGTGAAAGCTGGCATATCAGTGCTGATCCGAACATGGCTCATAGCAGCAAGATTGTAAACTTCGTCAGGCTTTACTTCCTCTACGATACGATACAGTGAAAGTTCATCGGTCAGGTCACCATAAAATGTTTTGATCTTATGATTGGTGTCAACCAACCTTGCGCTTTGGTTTTCCGCAACACTATGGCGGCGAACAATACCATAGACATCGTATCCTAGTTCTAATAGATACTCTGTTAGATAACTTCCATCTTGTCCACTGATACCTGTGATCAATGCTTTAGTCATTACGAAACACCTCCATTAATGATATATCTGGCCAATCACTTATCACCCACTGTTTTGGCTTTCTATTTATAGCGTCTTCCAATCTTTCTATCCCAAGCAACGCAGTTTCAGGCGTCATGTAATAGTGATAACCATATGTCTTTATGTTTTGATCACGCCAAGGTGTATCCCTATCACGACCGTCATAACTCATATGAATTAATGCATCGTGCGATTCCTTATCGTCAAGCAATACCATACCACCTCTGCCGAGATTGAGGTGTTTCTGAAACTGAAAACTAAGCGACATCATAGTTCCTGGAACATAACTATCCCGCTTCCATAAAACTGCAGCATCGTAAATCTTATCTGCGATCTCGTAGTAATCAGTCCATTCTTCACTCGACCATTCTAGTGGGATACCGAGTTTTTTTGCTAGGAATGCAATCGATAGGTATGTTCTTGTCGGAACAACCATTTTCTTTGATTGTTTATACCTCAGGCAAAGTTCAACACCATGAGTGCATGAATCTACTGCAACTGCATATGGTGCACCAAAAAACTCAGCAATTCTTTCTTCAAACTCAGTTACTTTCTGGAACATACTCAAACCTCTTACCATCAATCATTACATAAACTGGATTCTTTTCTGTATGAAATGCTCTGATCTTTTTATTAATTTCATCTCGGCTTTCATTCTTATCAATTTCCGAAACCTCATCAATCTCACTAATCTTTCTTGCTTTGCGTGGCCACTCACTGTATTCTGTATACTCATAGAAAAGTGTGAGCAACTCAGTTTTAGCTCTATGCTCGAGTTCTTCTCTTGACTTACAATCAGAAATATCAAATCGCCGAACCTTCAAAATCTTACCACCGTCGACTTCTTCATTTACCTCATGGACAGTGACGCCATAAATCTTTTGTCCTGAGTATAACCCCCAGCTCATACAACCACTTCCTGGATGCTCTGGTGGTCCAGGGTGAAAGTTTATCGCAGGTGCTTTTTTCAATATCTCTTTTGGAAGAATGGTGTAGTTCAGGAAAGAAATGATTAGATCACCTTCCCACTTGAGAGCAGCCTCTGATACTTTTTGCCCACGCTTATTCGCCCAGTCATATGTTAGGTCATGACCCTTATTGCTTAAATGTTTATGGACTTCTGTACAAAAGGGGCATCCCGCTCCTAAGAATAATAGTATTTTCATGCATAACTCACATTAGATAAATGTTTCACAAATAGTGCAAGATGCCTCTTCCCCGAATCAATACGTGCATTGCCACCCCAAACATGACCATTAGCTTCTTGAGGTTCAACAACTTTCAACTCAAGGTTTGGGTTAAAATATGCAGCCATCAAAGTGAAAGTAGAAAATGGACCAACACAAGTTGTATCTGAGTTTGCCAGCTTTAACCAATCACCAATGGTATCTTCAGGATCTTCTGTATATTTCAAACCAAACTGCTTGCAATATTCTACGCTGTCTGTGACTATATTTTTGCACTTGTATTTAGATATCAAATTCGAATATTGTTCATCCGATAATGTATCGTAATCGTGCTTACGCACATGCAGCACAGGATCTAAAAAACCATCAGTCCTTTTTGGTCCTGCTAGAAATATTGCCCTTGTGATATTTTTCAACGCAAATTCTATAGATTCATCATTCAAAACAGTTTTGCCATTCGGCACATTGTTATATTCTACAGGAAACAAAACATCGAGACATTTGTCTATGTACTCCTGAACCGAACCAGCTTTCATTATTCTTCTTTGCTCAGCAGGATAATCACCAGTGTTATAAGAAACTGATGTTATCTTATCTCCGTATCTTGCTAGATTGATAACAAAGCCAAGAACCTGAGTTCCTATGCCACCTCGGATAGTCACGTTCATAGAGGATACTCTAACTCACTCAAAAATATCTTATCATTTTCCTGACCAGTGTATGGACCAGTTTTATATTCATACACCAACGCATCTTCAAGAACAGTATATGTATGACCACCATGAAGTGTTATCGATACATCACCAGGATCAAGCACTTCTTCCTGCACAGGATAACCAAGCTCATTGAAATATGAAACCTTGACTTTTCCCTTTATGACCACCCAAGATTCTTGTGCTATAACTTTTTTTTCTCCCTCTTTCCAAATATGTTTATGAGGTCGAAATGTTTTTCCTTCCTTCATATTCAGGGCAGCAAGTTGTAGAAAATTGTTTGGCTCAATAACTTCGTCTCTTTCGGCACCCTCAAGGTCAGAAAGTCTATAAACTATATGCAAAAGTTGACCGTCACTATCTGTTATTTCAATCATGATACCTCCCATCATATCTTATAACATCGTCATTCTCATCTCTGACAGTCAAGTTGCCAGAAAGAGATATTCGCCAATCATCGCTTGTATAAAATGGATAAACAGTATGCGAAAGGTCATTTGAAAACAACGCATACATACCCTCGAATGATTTGTCTATCTGTAAAGTGTGAATAGTCACTCCACCTTTCGCGTGCGCATCAGGATACACAAACTGAAACATGTCTAACCCACCTCCATTTATCATTCTGCGATTTGGTGCTATCGATTCTTCAGCAGCATCATATGGTATCTTGTGCCAAATTACAAAACTTAGATGGCCACTGTGTGTGTGGATCGGATTGTACTCATGTTTCTTTTGGAAGTTGCACCAATATCTATCCAAGTTCAACCTCTTTCCGATTGGGTCATACCATAAACTGTTTTTGAAATACTCACCTGCGATAGAATTTATGAACTCTTCCATTGCTGTATGTGATTTCCACAAAATATATTCATGTTCTAAAGCACCAGCTAATTTATCTGCAAAAGATTCTGCACCATTGAAGTTTGTATCAATCAGCTCTTGAACCTCAGCATCAATTTCCTTGTATAAATTTATAGGAATTTGCCCGAATAAAAAACCAGTTCTTTTTAAATCTACAAATTTCATACCAAATACTCATAGTTGTCTGTCATTGCGTTTTCATTTAGCAAGATAGCACCGTTTTTTAAGTGAAACTTCCGTGCCATTTCTGTTTTCGGGCTGAGTGTAACAAACCTATTAATTTCGGGTCTTGTTTCTTTAATATATTCAACAGCTCTGAAAACAATATCCCTCCCTGCTCCTTTTGTGTATGACCAAACTGTATAGAATACAGCGACAGAAGGTTCATCATCGTCATACACAACCAAATCTTTAACTTCTGTCGGCACCTGTTTTAGATACGCAACACAAATACAAGCTGCAGGAACTTTATCTTCAAGAACTAGGAATTCTTTGTTATTAGAAATCCTGAAAGCATAACTCAACTCTGGTCTAACAGGGTCATCGTCAGTCAAGTACATCTTATCGGCAGTCACATTATTAAGCATCATGCTGCAATCCTTGAGAAATTTTTATGTTTTTCGAAACGAATGTGATTGCTAAACTTGTCTTGCATAATATCTCCTTTGTGCGATATCACGAAAACATTTGAGCTTTCAAGTTTTTCGAGTATCTTGAGAAACTCATCGCAACCATTAGCATCAAGCGAGGCATCAAATACCTCATCAAGAATTAGAAGATTAGTGCTTGCACTGTTTTTCATTTTAGCTATCGTGCGCCAAGTAAAAAGCAGTGATAAATCGATACGCATCTTTTCACCTTCACTGAACGAATCATAACTGAAATCGTCACGATGGCGTGAAAGTATTTTTTCATTGAAGTTTTCGTCGAGTTCGAACTTGACAAAAAAATCCATAGCTGCTAGATATTTGTTAACAAGCTGATTTATGATCGGTACATATTGCTTGATAATTTTCGCCTTGATTCCGCTGTCTTTGAGAATGAGCGTAGCAACTTCAAGCAATTGTTTTTGGTCGAGCAAGGCAACTTTTTCTGCCAACCTTTCTTCCTTCTCGTCATTGAGCTCGAGCAGTTTATCCGCAGTATGTGTAAACTCTTCATTGTTGAGGTCTTTGATCTTGCTAGCAAGTAAAGACCTTTCGCGTTCGTCCGCAATCTTTGTTTGCTTGCTTTTTGCAAGATCAGTTTCTGTATCTTGGATTTCATTACGAATTTTTTTGATTTCTGCAGTTCTAAGATTAATCTTTTCAATTTCTTCAGTTAGTTTCAAAACACCAACATCAAGCTCGGCAATGATATCATTCCGTTCGGCAATCTTTTCTTGCTTGATTTCATCACTGATGAGCTGCGTACAAGTTGGACAATTATCGTTGTTATTGTAGAACTCAATTATCTTGAGGGAATTCTTTTTCTTTTTATCTAGATCCGTTTCTAATTTTAATATACGATCCGTTTTCTGATGGACTTTAGATTCATCGGAAATTTTTTCATAGAGTTCATCGATATGTTTATTGATATCTTCAATTTGTTTATCTATTTCCCCTATGTCATTATCTATTTCACCAATGCGGGTTACGCATCTTTCTATTTCTACTTTACGTCTTTCCTGATCAAACTTGCTCTGCTCTTTTTGCATGTCAATCATCGAATCAAGTCCATGAATATCTTTTTCATTCATAGCAAGATCTTGTTTGTTTTTGCTACTCTTATCTTTCAGGAGTGTTGACATAGTCGAAAACACACCAATATCGAGCAAGTCTTCTATAACCTCACGTCGCACGTGTGTAGAAAGTTGCATAAAGGGAATGAATGATGAAGAACCAAGTATGACCATTTGCGTAAATGATTTCATGTTCATCCGCAATATATTCTTTTCAATATCTTCCTGCGCATCACGAACGTTTGCTGTCTGATCCTTGAGATTTCCATCCTGATAAATTTCAAGAATCCCTGGTTTAATTCCCCGGACCAGCTTGTATCGTTTTCCGTTAATAGAAAACTCAACTTCAACAATAGTAGAACCATTATTTACAGAATTGATTAATTGGTTTTTCTTAACTTTCCTAAATGGTTTTCCATACAACCCAAAACACAGCGCATCGAGAATTGTAGACTTCCCTGCTCCGTTTTGTCCAGTAATTAGAGTTGTCGAATACTCTTGTAAATCAACATCAGTGAATACATTACCAGTAGATAAGAAATTTTTCCACCTAACCTTATGAAACTCAATCATGTATTGTCTCCAGAGTCAGAGCTTCATTATATAGTTCACGCATCAAATTATCTAATTTTTTCTTATCTACACTGTAATCGAGCTCATTAATATATTTTGATAAGATTGTCAAAGTGTCCTCTGCCTCTGAGACAAGATCTTCTTCTGATATTTCGTCTAAGTGATAATGATCATCAACAATAGAAACATCAATCGGTGCAAGATTATATATCTTATTCATAAAGAGATCGAACCAATATGGGTTCTCTTTATTTTTTACAATAACCTTCACATATGATTTGTTGAGATGACCAAGTTCTTTTGATAATAGCTGTTCTAGAGTTTTTCCTGCATCATCATACCATACTTTGTGAAATAGTGTATATGGATTTTCTATAAACTCAAGATCGCGAGTATCGGTATCAAATATGTAGAAACCTTTCTTCTCGTTATAATCAGTCCACATAATCTGATATGGGGTTCCGAGATAGAAAATATTTGATGACTGCGATCTTTTATGAAAATGACCAGAGCATACCATATCAAACTTGTTGAATATAGATGCCTCAATCCCATGATCACAAACTGCACCAGGATGCATTTCAAAACCATTGATTTCTAAATGACCAAACGCAACTTGCGCTTTCGTTTCTTTTATTGCTTTCAAACTCGATGAGTAATTTGTAGCATTGATCCAAGGAAGCAATAAAATATCAAGACCATCTATTTGTATTTCGGTTGGGTCTGGATAAAAACGAATGCCTCTATATTGAGAAAATAATTCTTGAAGTGAGTTTATCTCATTTGTATTTTTGTATGGAGTGTCGTGGTTTCCGACAAGTATGTCCCATGAAATACCACGTTTGTGGGATTCGCCAAATATTTTTTCTCGGACATGGTTGAGCGTGACAAACGAAATAAACTTTCGCCGATCAACAAAATCACCAACTTGTAGAACCTGACTTACGCCACGCTCTTCCAACTCTGGGAAGAAAACATTATCAAAGAATCGCTGAAAATAATTCAGGAACTCTTGATTGTCGTTACGTGCGCCCCAGTGTAGGTCACCGATAACAGCAATCTTCATATTTTATGCAACCTTCTTATTTCTTTTCTTCTTGCGACTTTCTTCAAAGTCTGCCATGAACTGTTCCATCTGCTCTTGAGACCACTCACCATATTGAATATCAGAGTTATACCTCACACCTGTTCCTTTTTCTGAAGCATGTAATGCACTGGTTTCATCTAGTAAGTTTGCTCTTTCAATCGCAGCATATTTTGTATACAGATATTTCTTTTCCTTCTGAATACGTCGTATGAAAGCATAGTATATAATCTGTGTGAAATATGCAAAGGGATTTTTCGATTTATTTGGGTCGAAGTTATCAATATATTGCAAACAGTTTTCGATGCCATCTGAAATCATTTCTTCACGGAAGGTATAGTTAGCAAAATTCGGTCTGAATGCAAGGTGTGTAGCAATCTTCATTATAGATTCGCCAACGAACATAGGAACTCTTGGTTTTCGTTTTCCTTCTTGCTCTGCTTGCGCGACCGATTCTTTATATCCTATCATTGCTTGATAGAGTTCTGCATTATTAACATAATGCTGTTTATTTTTCTTTGCCATATTATAACTCCTAGTGGACCGTTGTATCCAAATCTGGGTTTGTCAACTCTTCGAGTGCATCTAATTCTTCCTCACTCATATCTTGATCTTCATAATCAATATCTAGATCTTCGCCTTCATTTTTTTCGATTTCTTTAGTTGTCTGAAGTCTGACCGCAGCATAATATTGAATAATCGAATCATCAAGTTTTCCTTGAGTGATAACAGTCGACTTCTTAACAAGCAACGGTTGCATCATAAAATTGTGCATAGGCACCCAGCGAATTAAACTTGTGGAAATATATCCTGATATTGGATTTGATGCGCTTATGAATTTGAAGGGATAATCAATGGTATAATAGTTTTCATCTTCATCGATAACATTTGCCATAATATCATCGCCATTGACTAATTTAAAATAGAACGGATTCATCTGTTGCCCTCAGCTTTATATTGTACAACTTATATGGGAACGCCTCAGAGTTATACATCTTCACACGTTCCATCAGATGATTGAGTGTATAGTTCTTTCTGTTCTTTGTGGAAAAATCGTCAGCGATATCAAATAGAGTGCATGACGATTTTGTATCACTTGTTCTTAGACCTCTCCCTATCGACTGTAGCGTTCTAATCCTACTTTTCGTAGGACTCGCAAAAATAACATTATGAAGGTTCTTGATATTTATACCTGTGGAAAAGGTTCCGTATGAAGCAACGATTATGCTGTCATTTGATTGTTCGACTATCTGCCGTACACGTTCTCGCTCTTGAGCTTCAACACCACCCGAAACGAAAAATACATTTTGCTCGGTCGCATCATTTATGATTTCAAATAGCTGCTTGCCATGTTTTTCAACCAGCGCATAAAGAATCAATGTATTGCCTTTGAGTGATAACGCAAGATTTTTGATAAACTTATTTCGCGCATCGCTTGTTACGATTGCCTCAATTTCATTCTGATAATCACCATCAAGCACATCTTTGCGTAACTCTTTCGGGTGGCTCAATACAAGTATCTTGATCTTGAGATCAGCCAAGTTTTTATCATCGATCAGTGTGCTTGTGTCGATAACTTTTTTTATCGGACCGAACAACCCTTCAAGCACCAGCTCGTGAACTTCCGCACCATCCAACGTACCAGTCATCCCGAAACGATATGGTGTATCTGGCATCTTTGTCATTATAGATGTCAGGCTCTTCGCTTTGAACAAATGAGCTTCGTCTCCGATGATAACTTTGTAATTTGTAAAGAACTGTTTCTTCTGCTCATAAATTGATTGCCAAGTTGAAACAGTTATATCGGTCGCAGAAGTTTTTTCTACACCTGCCATGATACCGTGTACTTCTTTGTCGTATCCGTACTCTTCAAAATCTTTTGCCATCTGCATAACGAGTGAAACTGTAGGAACGATGATCAGCGTTTTCTGATTATACCAACGAGCAATCAAATAAGCAATCAAAGATTTACCACTGCCTGTCGGCGAAACAAGAACAGCCCGACGATTGCGCACAGCGAAAGAAAATGCCTGCAGCTGATATTCACGTGGTACAATCGGCATGTGTAAACTTTTCGCAAAGCCACGTGCCTCAGCGATTGATATTTCATCAGTGTCTAATAGAGCTTCATCGATTTCTATTTCATAATCATTCGCGAGTGCGAAGTCGCGCAACTTAGTATGCAACCCTGTATAAATTCGGCTCTTCTTCGCATCGTACAAACGTATCTTACCATCCCAATATCTGTTACGATATGATGGCATAAACTTTGCACCAGGCACTTCAAATGTGAGCATGTCAGATATTTCTTGACACTGACCAGGTTCACACTCAACGAATGCCCACACCTCATCTTGCTTTTTTATTTTAAGCATTAACCCATTGTCAATCTGTGCCAGTCAATAGCATTCTTGAGTTGGTATCCTCTGCTGTTTATTGACCGAATGATTTCTTTTAGCACGTCAACTTTTTCTTCTTGAGTTGATATTTTCGCATTTACACGAATCATCAAATCATCTGTATCCATATACTCATTGAGCTCGTTCTTGAGTATTTTTTCGAGGAACTGGTCACGACCAAGTTTTTCTAAATCATCGCTATCCGCTTTGCCGAGGTAATAAGAACGCAGCAACCTGCGCAATATTGCACGATCGCGTTGTAATGTTCTCAGTGATTTATTTTCATCAACCATCATTCCAACATACTTCGAATGAAGAGATGGTATGCGCACATTTTCTTTATCCAAATTGAGATCATCAATTTTGGAATCTTGACGCCAGCTTTCGACAATTTCATCAATATTCATCATGAACTCATTGTATATTATTTTTCGCCAAATGTAAATGGACTATGGATCGATCCACTGTCTTTGTTGACGTTTATCTTGAGAATTCGAATTCATAGGAAAACTAATGCTGAGACGTTTAGATGTAGGATTGTAGAAATGATACGTTTGCGCAGGAACATACGCGATATCTCCAGGCTCCATATCATGCTCATATTCGAGTTGTAGATCTTCCTCCTGTTTTTCCCATGTTCTATGTTCATTATCTATCTCTTCTGGAATATTCGAATAGACTTTGATATGAGATGTTCCTACGAATTGGCAAATGATATTTGATGACCAATCCCAATGAGCAGAAAAACTTTTGTTTTCTGGATTTCGTGAGTAAAAAATATGAGCATCTGTTGGCGAACCAGTTGCAAGCTCAAGTTTTTTACAAATTTCATTTATTTGTGGATTGATTCTAGAACTATCTATGAAACAAACTGCATGCTTATCAAGCAACCTATCGAACAAACCTATTGGCCAATTGTTCTGATCACAACTCCACTCTTCACCACCCCAACTTAACTCACCTGGATCGCCTATCCAGTCGACTCTTTCTTGTCTCAGATTAGGTCTAAAATTTATGTGAGATTTGAATTCTTCCATAGTGAAGATTTCACTAGGGTTGAAGCAACTTTTTTCAAACCAAGGTTTTGACTCACTCACACGCTCAACAATATTATCAGGGATCATACTATATCCTTTCTACGCTGAACTTCCTATATCTAAATGTTACAGATGCTTCAAGATACTCGAGATCAGGCTGGGTCACATCAAATGTCAATTCTGTCAATGAAATCGGAAATGCATCTTGAAAGAAAATATTTATATGTGGATTCTTATGGCTGGTTAAAACTGTTAGAGTTGCGTCAGAAACAAAGTTAGCAGAAGAATATTGTCCATTCTTTGATGCAAAAAATGGTGCAGGACTAGAATCTGCAAAATTCTTAGTTTGCTGAAAGTTTTCTGGATGAGTCATACCAACCAACCAGTTTTCTATTTCAAGATAGTTTTTTAAGTCTTCATCAACCCTAAATCTAATTGTAAGTGGATCATAGAGTAATCTATCTCCAGGTCTTGGAATAACTGCAAACGGTGAAGTTTGCTGTTCAGCAGCGTTCATTGTTAAAGCAGGTAGAGTTACCGATTGACAAAAATAATTCACGTTGGGTAATCGTTTCAATTGAAAACGAAAACCAAGTGGTGAAAGATAATTTAGATTATCGGGTTGTTCTTGTGTACTCATATGCCTATCCTGTTATGTAATCTATTTATAATATATTATGAACCCCCGTGAAATTACTCATAAAAGCTCAAAAAATATCAAATGGAAATGGAAAACAAAAAAAAAAGGGGGAGAGCCTTTCGCCCTCCCCCAGT